ACCGGAAAAAGGGTATATAGATAATTAATTATAGAGATTCCTATTTTTGAGTTTTTCTTAATAGTAATTAGGTGAACGGTTACGGAACCGGGTCCATTAATACTGAATAACCTATTGCCTTCCACCACATCTTAGCTTCAGGAGTAGTAATGGGTATTATCCACTGTTTCTTTATCTCTGCTTTAATCAGTTTGTTGTAGATGTATTTAGGGCATAATGTATTCATTTCATGATTTGAGAGGTCAAAGATAAATTGTTGTCTCCTTAATGCTTGAGCTAGTTTAGATCGAGCATTGTCCCCTAGCTGACCTTTTTCCAGAATCTGTATTATGTGAAACTTCTTAACAATGTCTGTTACCAACTCTCTTATCCTCGATTCTTCTAATACTGGGTATGGCTGAAAGAAATGGTGCTCTGATTTATGAGACGTGTATGTATATAACAATTCTTTATAACTCATCACAACTCCAGCAACAATTGGTCGAGTTCCGTGAGAAGGGTCATGGCCAATCAGCCTTTTAAATATTTTAGGTCCATTTAGTTGAAATCCAATCGTGATTAGAGCCTGTTCTACTTTGGTCAGCTTACTAAGATAACTATGGAGATTGATAAAACTCTGATCTGATAGTAATGGGAATTGAACAGAGTCAAGGTAACTATTTACTAGTAAGTGTTTAGTGTCTACTACCCAGTTGTGGAAAATTACACTTGCATGAGTAAAGCGTGTGGATAGTCTACTGTAGATTAATGTAGGATCTATAACCTGATTGTTTTTGAGGCCTATTCCTATGACGTATACCTCTGTTGAGTCTGGGTTGCTGAACCACGGAATATAGATTAGGGTCTCATCATAGTGCTCTGATATGACTCTAATTATCTCAGCTGACCAGTCCTGGCCCAGGGGCATCATCTTTAATACAAAGCAAGAGCCATATTCTCCCACGGCAAGAGCAAGACTGATTACATGACACATTTCTTCTAACACTTGATGGCTTGTCTTATCTCCTACTCCTTCCATATCACAATGTACTAAGGAGCATGTACCTAGCTTCACCTGGTTTAGGATATAAGAGAAGCACTCTAGGTTTCCTATCCAAGTGCTCTCAGGTTTCCCATTAAACAGGATGCTAATGTTGTCCGTTAGGCTCATATTGTTACCATTTGCTTTCGAAACAAGAGCAACCTCAGCAGGGTACGGTGCAAACTCTCTTTGCCCTCTGACGGCATCTGTGAAAACACCGGTGTTGTAATAACATTTAGCTGCACCTAATAAGTAATAGTATGTAGTCAACATTGCTCCGGATCCTTCTGCTAAGAACAATCTTGTTCCTGCATGATCAAATCTGCCTTTGATACATTCAGTAATCTCTACTGCTTTGTATGCACTTGTAGAATTTAATCCCACTCTTCTAAAAATATGATGCCCATAATCTGCTAAATCAGATCTACTACTAGGTAAGACTGGCCCAGATTTCAGTGTCCCAAGTTTCGGTATAATATCATGAGCGTTAACTTTGACTGAAGGTGGCATTTCCTCGAGGTTTTGATGGGGAGTAATTGACATTTGCAGGACCTCTATAGGAATGTGTTGTTTGGTTTCCGCCAGTGCTAAAATGTTAGGTTGTGGGGATCTCATTCGTAGTTGTTTAATTGTTCCTCTACGTATATAAGTTAATGATGCTGGATAAGCGAGTATCTCAAGGTCAGAGAGATTCCAGTCTAGTGCATTATTTGTAACAGCTGCATATTTCATAAGAGCATCGCGAAGCACCTTACATTTTTGTATGGGTGCAAGACCTCGGATTGCAGGAATATTACCTGATGTGTTATAGAGGTCATTCAGCATTGCTAAATGTTTAGCCTGTACTACATCATAGCGGCTATTGAGTACATCCTCGTCTGCTTCACAAATAATATATTGTAGTCCACTAGTTGGAGTTGATAACCAGTAATGTAAGTATATACTATAACATTCAACTAGTAACTCAATGGCTGTCACTACGAGATTCTGTTGATCAAGTAAATGGCCACTTGTCGGTTCAATCAGGTCAGCATCCCAAAGACGTCGATAAATTTGTTTGTGGGAGAGAGCATTAGATAAAACTGTTAATGATCCGTGTGAGGTTCTCATAAGTAATTTGTGGAGAAGTTCAACCATCTGATATATTCCAGCAGGCCTCCGATAATGAATTTCAAAACTCCAGTTTACTGCAATGGCTTGACCTAGATAAAGACTAAAAAGCTTAGGATTTACCAACAAAAATTCAGTGATCAAGCTCTTAATATCATCATCACTCTCAACCGTTTTGAGTTCATTGAGGTGATCATTTTCAGATTTAGTGATTAACTCAATTAATGTCAGAGATAAAGATTGAGCCAGGCCTTTCTCAAGATCAGATGTGCTCCAGATTGTGAAGTCAACAAGTGAAACCCTATACCTTTGCTGATCTAACTTAATTTGATCTTTCTCAATAATAGGAGATGCATCATATATGAGCTTATTGTTGTTGGGCGGTCTGATTATCGGACAGCTCTGTGTACTGGCCACATTCGGATGATCAGTCATCCGTATTATACAGCAGCTGTCAACTGTATGCAGATGCAGTACAGTATTATGAAGACCTGTAGTATTTTCATATCTGAAAAAATCCTCAATTACAGAGATCCCTAATAGCATCCCTTGTTGGTAGACGTAATTGGTATCTGTTTTGACACCATCAATAATGAAATTAAGATTATCATTGCTTATAGTTGTATATCTAGCCGCCCGGTTAAGTGATGAACTAGAGTACTTTATTTGAGTGCTACGATCTCTCATCCGATGAGCTAAGTTGGTTGAAGTTGATATCGGAGTAATTAACTTAAGGTCATCAAGTGTCAATGCAGCTCTTTGACTAGAGATGTTCCAAGCTTCAGCCCATGATTCATCTGAGTCCCCAAATGCCCACGTATAAATCATTGCTATTCTAATTGCTGCTTTGAGGGCTTTGCTTGGGTTCCTTACATGTCCGACTTTAATATCACTTCTCTCATCTGTACTAGATCCCACATAAGGTACACGAATTGCATTTGTCGGATTGTGCACGTCGTCTAGATCACACCCTGATGGGACAAAGAACCATGCATAATTAGGAGATCCTGAAGCACATTGATTGCAATCCTCATGACCTGTTATGAATGTTCCTCTCATTGCCTCAATGATATCAGGAACTTCTAACCCATAGATTGGTCTCCCATAAGTTAGATAACCCCACATATGTTGACGTAGTGCCCGAGCTAGAGCAACAGAACATGCATCATTTTCAATTAGAGGGTTGCTTTCTTGTACATTCATCAAGGTGTTAAATCTTTTAAACTGCTCAACATCATAAGTTGCAATTCGAGTGATAAGGCGAGTCTTGAGGCCTCCCATACGGAGACCACTCCTTATCAATCCTTTTGTTGTGTCTAACATCCCTGCTATTTGTTCCCTTGCCCCTGATATCGAGTTGTCAATGATCTCATGAGCCGCACGAGGAATTATCACTGACCGATCCATAAGAAAAGCTGCAAGCTTATGATCCTCTTCAGCGGTCCCATCATGGAACAGTCCTCTTAACATAGGATTAGGGCTATGAATAAGTATATTCCTTGCTGTGATATTTTTTATCATCTTTGTGATACTCTGAGTATTGGGAATATTTGCTGAATAGGGGTCATTTGCCCAGTCAAGGAAGGTAGAATCACCTGGAGGCTGATTCATAATTTTTTGGATCATACATTTTGCTAATATCCCAGCACTTGTCAACCTTTTAACATCAGCCAAAGATGCAGTAACTGGGTCTCCTATATTTCTAACATATATCCTGCTCATATTAATATAATTGAACCCTCCTAGTGGAGCAGGTGTTAGAGCTGCATGTATCAACCAAGACCGATTGCCAAGGATTGGGTTCTTAATATCAGGAGTCATGTGAGGATTGATGGTGAAATCCAATGCTATCATTAATTGCTGAATTGTTTTCAGGATACACAATGCATAGCCGACATTGCGCGAGTAGCCCTTTTCTATTGATTTTGTGATGGTTGTAGCAATATTACTACATGCAGATCGAGTCTCATCAACAATAGTCTCTGACCAGAAAACACACCTAGCGATTGACTTGAGAGCTTGAGATAGAACAACTCCGTCATAGTAAATCTGCTTTGAATAAATAAAGAAATGACTTGAAATTAGAGTCTCATTTGCCTTTAGGTTATGCCCTATCATGGCAAAATTGTGACGAAGTTGGTGAAAGTATACCCGTGCCGCTTCAGCACTCTCTTGTTTCTTCAACCAATACGGGTAAGAGCTAGGGACCCGCTTAGTTATTGCAATTGCTTCATTGTCGCCTTGTACTACAGAGCTTATCCTTAGGCCTGTTTCATACGCAGACAAGTATAGGAACGGGATAGTGGCTATTGTCCACAACTTCTGGTTGAAGCCCTCAATACCACCCATAGGGTGTTTGATGAATATGTGTTCATTTAAATTGTCATTGATATCAATATGGTGGTCATTTTTTGGCGGGCAATAAGGATCACAAACATAAAGATTAGAGATTTCCAGTCGTTTATGCAACCATTGGAAAAATCCAGGAAGCCCATATATCTCATTAAGTCGTTCAGCGAATATATTGATGGTTTCTGCTCTCCAATTTAAGCAGAACTTCTGCAGATCCGTAGTCAAGAACGTACTGATGGTTTCATATTGTTCTGCATTGTTATCATTAACAACCCCTGAGAGGCCCTTGACATTTCCTTGTTGAACATAGTCATGATTGACTGATCCTCTATTATTACTATTGCTGCTCTGGGGTCCAAAGTTCCTTCTATTCATCAGATCTGCTACTTGTTGGCGATACTTGTTATTCCTTGGAACTGATGATATGGAAAGGCGGTGTAGTGTTTTTGCCAACTCATGTTCATCCTTGGACATACCATTATCCTTGAAATATGAACCCACACCATTGGCAATCAGGGATTCAGCAATAACTTGACATGCCCTCATTTTATATGACATTTTTGCAAACAGTCTTCCCACTTTTTTAGTTTCTTTTTCCTTGAGACTGTATGAGAGATTGAAGTCAGGATCATGAAGGTATTCACCACTAGTAACATATGTTATCATGTCATAAGGGTCAAATTTGGGATCATTGATGAATACGTCGACAAGACGCCGAGAGGTTGTTTGTTTGGGAGGTCTGTAATTCATTACCTCAATAGGGTATGGAGAGTCCCACTCTTTCGCAATAGCTGCTAAAGCTTTGTCTTTCATATACATAGTGAGGTCTTCATCAAGTGATAATGGTAAAAAGCACCCGAATTGTACTCCACAGAAAGACTTCCAGTTTGTAACCGCAACTGCATCAGTAATAGCTTCATTGTTTAACTGAGCTGACCTTATAGGGTTGCTTATGTGGTCAGGGAATTGAACGGGAGGCCATGCTCCGCCATGACGATCCCGATAACCATTTATGATTGTAGCACAGAACAGTGCATGTCCTTTCATCATTACTTCAAATGAGATAAGTTTCGGCTTATGCATATGCTCCCTGACCTTTTCTGCTGCTTCTTCTGCCTCCAGTATTGGGTGTCCGAAGCTTCTAAAAAAAGAGAACATTTCTGCTAGCATGTGGATGTCATCAATACTGAATATTGTCCTAATAATTCTGAGTACCTCTCTTATATCATATTCATCAGTAAACCCATTAGAAATTAATTCGTTTGTTACTTCGGACAAGCAGTGCTCAAGGAAGGCACCAGCAAGTATAGGTGCTTCATCTTTTAATTGTAAAAAGCCTAATGTTAAAGGCTCTAGTAAAGAGACAATATTATATGTATTATTGCCAAGATCAGGAAATAAGCCATCAATAAAGATCCAAAGTGTTTTAACATGTGGTATTAGAGAGCCATATTTTGGATCTGCCGCCATTGCAACCTCACACATTAACCGGCCTTCGACAACATCACACATCATAAGAACCATTTCAAATGTCAGGTAGAAAACCTCGCTCAATTCATGAGAGATCATGTACAGTAAATACCTATTAATTACGATTACAGTTCCATCTGATCTTATAACGACTGGTGTGCCGCTTGAATTTGAGGGGATTGGAGTTGCTATCTTAAGGCATGATCTCATTTCCGTTTTAAGTGTAAACCAAAATAGAAATGAGTCATACCACTGTGATGATATCATGATATCCGGTAAATCCATGATTCGACTAAGACCAATATTTTCCTCATCATCTCTTGGTAACTGATGTAGGCCAAGGGAGTGGCGAACATCTGTGAGGCACTTAGTGATCTTATCACTAACTGAACTGTAAGTATTGTTAGCATGAGCAAGGACTTGTTCTAGCCTTTTTGAAATTTTAGGGTCACTGTATTTAAACAATCGACTATTACACTCTGGATAGGGTACATGATTATAACGTCCTCGCGGTGCTATCCAAGGAGATACAATGTGTCCTGATGTCTGAAGAACCCTTAGATGAAGTGGAATTCCAAATGTTGATATTCGATTCCGAATATTAGCAGTAACTGTTTCATCGCTCAGAACTTGGTTGTGAGGCAGTAGAGAGTACTCTAGATAAGCTACAAGCCTTTGAGCTACAATAGGGCTATTCAGATGGGATTCTGGATAAAGAATGGTATCATGTGGAGATGGATCCATTATTGGAGCTTACGGAGCTCCTCTTGGATCCTAAGTTTTTTGTAATATTCTAACAAATGAGGTTAGTTAATACTACTGACCGAAATATCAAATTAACATAATTGTTAAAACACTATTAAGTCTATACTGATGAGGCTTAATATCTAGTAGTTTTAATCTATTCTCTTACTGAGTACCATTTTTAGTTCTCATACCCTAGGTGTCTTACAATCTGATAAGCATTATACAGACCATGATATGTGTTGGAGGAAATATAATGCCCAAGTATTAAGGAATCCACTGCAATACTGATTGTAGATAATTCTCTAAGACAGAGCCAAAAGGGTGTTGTAAGTCTGCAGGGGTTCAACCTATGGACTCTTATATAGCATGGATTATAAACTGAGTTCATTAGAAACAATTTACTGCTGCTTAAGTGTGACATTTGTCATACTGATACCATGATGTTGCCAACAGCTGTGGATTAGTATTGCTCATAACTTTTGCTGTGATGACTGCTGTACAAAGGACATAATCATCAAGCGGAGGGTTAGGGGAGTAACATGACAGGGATGACTCCGAAAATTCCAAATCAGCATTCTTGATGTACTTCCAGTGATTGCGCCAATCGTCAGTAGAGTATGTAATGATAGGTGTCATTCCGTTTCTTAATGCTATAACACCTACTGCAGCTTTAAAATCCTTGTCGAGTGGAAAATAGCTTGCCATTGATGTTAATTCACATGTAGAAGGACAACCTAACCTAGGATTACATGCTCTCTGGTTAGACAAACTGTCATATGTCCTGCTATGTTCATGTAATGTCACCTGGCCATCAAATGTAACTCTTCCCCTTATAGGTTTGTTGTACCAACCCTTATTATGCAGTTGATACAGCAGATCATTTTCCTCTCCTGTATAAAACAAATCACCAGATGTAAGCTGGTAATATTGGGTTCTAGGCACTACTACAACTTTATCGACTGTGAAGTACTCAGCCCCAACGTCAATCTGGAATATTATCATAGATCGAGGTTTGTCAGGATCTAGGGTCGTCTTACTATAAGCGTTGCATTTTTCCTGATTATTTTGATTACACTCTTCAGTGACACACTTAGAATCACCTGGCTCAGGTGATCTTGTAACCATGTATCCGAATGAGTATAATATTCCCTTTTTGACTGCTGACTTTCCTGCTGTGGTAACTAGATGCAGTCCTTGGTTTTGGGTATCTATATTCCTCGGGTCAACTTTATGTTTGGAAAATTCTCCTCTGATATTGAAGTGAACCAATGCTAGACCCAATGATGCTCCATTATGTATATCTGTCTCTGGACCGTCTGTTGTCAGTGTACACAAGGCTAGAGCAGTTTGATTTTGAACAGTCAATGAGCACCCGTCAAAAACCGGAGTTCCGGGCTCTGTGAAGTGGTGAATCGGTGTTAGGACAGGGTCCCACCAGGCATCTCTACGCACCAAGCCTATTTCAAAGTGGCGTACTGCATGACGGTGATCTTGGCATGTTCCTCTCATTGTCAGATACGTCAGTGCATAGATACCATCACCTGTTGCAATCACAGGTTGCCTAACACAGGAATTTATCAAGATCCCTGTGTCCGTTCCTATGAATGCCGGAATAAGATTTAAATCAGTCTCTTGCCCTGCCCTTTGACATGTTTTAGGGTTCCGTATCGCAGTAGAGAATGTCCTTACACGTGTGTAGAGTTCGGAATATGAGGGTAAGGTTACGCACCCCCCTGTTCTAGTCACTAACTCATACATTACTGTCTTGAGGTCAAAACTGATATTGAATAAAGCAGCAGCATTTTGTGTAACAGACTCCTCTATCCTCAAGCATGTTGTTGTGTTAAGGGATGGATATTCTGTAGGAATTACTGGAGTAGATGCTTTCGTAGGGAGAGCGATAGGTGGGTCAGTCTTACCAGGCCCAAGCAGTGATGACAATAGCTTTGGAATCTGAAAAGAAACACTGTCAAGGATACTACGAATTTTCGGTTCTAGATTTTCCATGACGATTTGTTTTGTAATTGCCACACTTGAGTCCACATGCTGTATTATATCTAGACTCTTGCTTGTATCTTGCCTTGAACCTGCACTCTGAGAAATTATCACGATACCTAAGATGATGTTGATTAGGGCAAAGATAACACCTGTCACCATTATCACGTTCACTACCATATCTATGAGCCTCCTTAGACCTTGATTAGGATTATGAGCCCAATAAGGGTTTGTGGACTGTGTTGTAACTACTTTAACTCTGTCATTCCGGCCTGTCCCTGTGTAATAGGATACTGCAGGTGGATCAACCATTTTGAACCCCAAAAGTTGGCTTTAGGATCCTGGATCCTACGTTTTTCTTTAGTCATCACCACTAACACTAGAGTAACTTACTGGGATTCTGTGGGAACAAAAATGACAAAGGACAGTATTACATTACGGTCTAAATCTTGTACTTCATGGAGATCAACTATTAGGCATAGAGAATATATGGCTGAAGAAAGGATTATATTCATCTTGTGAAGGGTACAGATAGGATTTGGGGGGTCTTTTACACACATACACACTGTATTATCTGGATTTATCATGGAAGTAGATGGCTGATGTTTGCATGATCTGTTCTTTAAAAGAATATTCTGCTGACTCCATATTTGTGAACAGGGGATAAGTATACTAGCACTGGTCAGTCATGCCCCCTTTGTCTCAATCATGTCTATAAACTGGATTAATATATGTAGGGATGATAGGTCCTGATTTTGGTGCTAGAGTCGGACCATGTTCTATCGTGGTGAGACTGGACTCTAGGGTTGCTGTTCTACTAAAATATTTGACAAGACAACAGCCACTAATAACTAGAACTACCAATGATACTGTTGCTATGATTAAGCCTACAATTGCAACAATCCCTACCCCTCCTACTCTTGATTGAGATCTCAAGGCACCGATAGCATTCTTTAAGTGGTCTTCAGATTCTTTAACTGTAGTTTCAACTAAACTGAGCTGATTGCTGACATCAATTGGATTTAAGACAACAATAGGGCCTAAGGACAGTGTATTCAGAACTGTAATTGGGGGAAGCTGCACCTTGCCTAACTTTATTCTGATTCCATCAATATAATGTATTTTGCACGTATCACTACCTAGGACCATCAAAGGATATGCCGGGTCCTGAGTGATTGTCTCCTCTGGATCTTCACACTTGCAGTTTACAGACATGCAATTTACTATTAGGTTGCCTTGAAGTAATAAGAACCGTGGGGCCTCTCTATCTTGAACAGCTGTTCTTGAACACATTTGAGTATCCCCCCTTAAGCAAGATTGTGTAGCAAGACTCATCGGAGAGGATACATCTTTACTGCATAACAGGAAATCTTCTCCAATTGTACAGGAAGTTATATCTAGGTTCGATAAAGAGTAACCACGTTTAAGGATAAACCTAGGGCCAACTGTGAGCCAGTCACCACCGGCAGCATGGTATGCAAGGTAGGAGAGCTCCATAACAGCAACATCTGGGATTTTGATCATACTTGGATACCGTATCCTAAGTATGATTGATCCTATTTCAGGATCAGCATCAATAATATTAGCACTGATTCCATTTACTGATAATATATATCTTAGATCTTTTGATGAGTATCCGAGTTCTCGCATTAATCCAGTTATGTTCCCTCCGGCTGCTTGGGACAATGCTTGTACAGTGATATGACCAGACAATGGATCCTGAATAATAGGACCAAAGGAACTGAGCATCTCAGTGTAATACTGCAGCAACATTAATCGGAGTCTTTGGTTTGCTATCTCACATGTTAGAGCATTTATTTGAGGGATAATGTTGGTGTTAATCTGATCTTGAATACCCTGGATTGCTACCACTGTCTGTTTCTGTGATATTTGAAGTGACTCTATAGCTTTATGCGTGTAATGTAAGCTTTCTTTTATTTCAGCTATAGCAGCAGCGTTCTGGCGGGCCTCATACAGTGCTACTCCAGCTGTGACTTGGGCAGCTGTAGCGACACCTAGAGCAACACCGGCTATGACAGCTCCAAAGAATTTTTTGTTACCAGCATAAGGGTCAACATTGCTAGTTGATGCAGTAAGGGTTGTGTTGATAGGCTGCAGTAAGTTGTAGATGACATGCCGATACTCATCTATCAACGAAGCTGTACAGTTCTCAACTCCTGTCACATTTGGGACCATTTTAATTGCTAGAAACTGTTCATTGTAATCACCTGAGACTCTATAATCATATTCTTTGAATTTGAATACGCCGATGGTACTCAAATTCTGGAAGGAAATCTGACAGCTCACTGCGGTAATCAATGAGACAATTATAATGACCCTAGCAGGGAAGTAGTTACTCATGATTTAATCCAGATATAGAGTTCCCTGCAACAGATTGTAAGACAAGATCCAGCGGATGCTGACAGTGAATATAGAATTTGGTGAAAGTATAAATATAGCTCTATATGACTTACCACAACGAATCCTCCGGTGATTGCTAGTGAGGAGACTGTGAGTGGGGAGCTATGGATTGGTCTGTCTGGCACTGTACAGAGATCCAGGATTAAAGGGTCTTTTGCCCTAAGTTTTTTGTTGTTAGATTATTAACCCAAACAATATATACTATCTGACTGAAACTAGCCCTTACCCATTATAAGTGTGATATACAGTGCTTGGAAGGTCTGTATAGGAAGACTCATTGTTGTAGCTATAGAGTGAGACACTGATCGTGGCTGGTGCTTAATGATTTGTCTGATTGAGATGTCGTACCATTAAGTATTAGAGACCTGCATATAACTACTAATCTGTACTATCGCTGTTGTGTATCATAGTGTGACACCCCGTATCGGAAACATATCACATTCTGGTACTAATGAGCTTATAGGTTACCTAGTGATGAACTGAATATTGGAAGAGCTCTAACACTCCCACCGATGGCTGACTTGATCTTAGTAAGTCATAATCTTTCCTGTATTATCTATCAGGACATCATTGTAGATCCTGAATTCAGAGGGCACTGAGGGCTGGAAAACTGCAACTACCCTCTGAATGGAGCATTGTGTTCGCCACAGGAGCTTGTTCAATGCCGGGTTAATGTCCATTAAAGAATAGCAGACACTCCGGTGAAACCCAAGCTGTGCATGCAGAGACTTGCTGAGTTTGCCCTGCACCCGCATATGGAAGCTTACGCCACCGACTCCCCCAAGCCCAAACTGTAGGTTCATTCGTTCAACCTTAAGTCTGCAGTAGTCATGGGAATAGGCTTTCTTCCGCCCCCGCATGAATAGACCAACATGGACCATGAATGAGACAACAGTCTGTTCAGGTTCTGATCCAGTATGAGGGTAGAGCTTTTCCATAATTCCGTTCCCTGCTGTTAAGTACACAAGTAAATTAAATGCAACTGCATTGTTTGCCCTAATGTCCTGGATCATACTGGGTGTTTTATAGAGGCCAGAATCAGTGAGCAGTGTTATGGTAAGGTATATTGGCCTAAAGCGCTGTTCCTTCTCAAGCGGGATGTCCTCCACTCTCTTGCAGACTTTATTAGCATCAAAGATACAGCCGTTCATCAAGACATTTTTCCATGGTGACAGAACATCAAGAGCGGCGTTATTATAGAATACCACCTTCTCTGTAGAGCCCACAGTTCTGCGCACAACTACATTCAACTCGAGACAAGCAGTTAGTAGTTCATAGGGACCTGCAATACTCTGCCCTACACCGAGTGGATATGCGGCTAAAGTTCTACCCGGTGGTCGCGTAGCTGGCTCAAAATCCCCAATCCAATCCTCTATTATACCTTGGAGATGCAGATACATAAATCCACTGGACTTCCTTGTACCAGCACCTGGATCAATCACCCGTACACGGGGCTTTATCTTGCCTTCATGGTCATACTCTGGTCGGATGTCCTCTAGTAGCCCCCTGTTAACCCATGTTCCAGGTAGGAATTCATGCATCGTTGCCATGGTTGCTGGAGTAAAGGGATGGACCTGCGTCCTAAGTTTTTTGTAATATGCTATTAGCGGCCAGTAAGTTGCATGTATCTTAAGGTCTAATTTAGCTAAGCAATACTAGATTAATATTAGTATTCTGGTCTTTGATAAGTGTAAAGATCATCCCCTCTAAAAGTACGATACTTGTGGTGCTGGTTGACTATACTTTATTACCGAAAACATGTTGAGAAATCTTTAAATATTCAAGTCAATACCAGCCGATTTTTCTATAAACCCCTGAGTTAGTTTGAAGCTTATCTTGAACTGATATCACCCTAAGGAGTGTATCCAATAATCTATTAAGGGAGCTACTGACTTTATAGGGCTAATGTAGTCTAAGATGAATATTCTAAATTTGACTTTTTAGTTTTGTATCAAGCAATGTCGTATCAAATTTACCTGATACCCAATGGAAACTGACTGTTGCTTAGCTGCCTTGATTCTTTAAAGCACTGATGATTGCCTTATGTATCTCCACTAGTTCTCTCTGTGTCTTGGCTGTATTAAGTAGCCTCCTCATTCTAGTGTTCATATCCTTGTCCTTAATCCGAGAATCAATCAGTGCTATGATCACTTCCTTTGAGATTAGAGTAGGAGCAGGTTTGTATCCTGTTGCATTAGTTTTGCTTGAGTCAATTGGAGGAGGGAGTATCTTCTTATCAAGCTCAACTCTAATCTTCGGCAGTTGAGCACGACTACTCCTTGATTGATTGGGCTCATCAAACGAAACTGTTTGGACTTTCATTTTTCCAACTTCAGGGATCCCTCTTCCCTTGTCTCGCCCAAGCAGGGGCCTAAGGTCCTGATTCACCTCTACTTGATGTGGTTGGGACCCAGTTGAAGGGACTGCAATCATTACCGAGCTCAACTGCCCTTCCAGAGTTGCGAGAGACAGACTATGCTTCATAACTGTCTTCCTGATGCTCTCTACATCATGCTTGATCTCATCTAGGATCTTGAGCTTATCCATTATCCATTTCTGATTCTCAAGGATTTCAGACATTATGACTAAAGGAGAATCGGAGACCACGGTTGAATCACCATCTGCAATGCTCCCTCGGCATGAGCCTTCGATAGAACTTATCATGCTAGTTTCATTACTCTGGTACCAGCGTTTGCTAGGATTAATGCCTTCAGAGATGCTAGTTATATAAGTTTGCTTAGCAGAGTTAGTTGCCAAGAGCACATTCCGGGCATTCTTTTGGACACCACCCGCATCTGCACTTCTCCCGCCTCGGTAGGTTCCTGATCCTTGAGCAGATTGGGTTGCACCAAGCTTCGACTCTGAATCCAGAGTCTGTCCAGACGAAGTTGTACTCTCGTCTATGCCCCTTTTAGTCTGTTCTTTGTGAACCACAATTGATGGGAGTGTAGATGCTGCGGCCTCTAGTCCGGTGAGTCTTCTTGCTCTAGGCTGGGGGTTCATCCCAAATGCCTCTTTGATGTCCTCCTCTCTCATATTCTCATCTACAGCACTTTCATTCATGGGTGATTTCTTATTCTTTCGCTTTGGTTTGACAACCGGTTCATCTGACTGTGTTCCGGATTCGAGTGCTCTTGCAGAAGTTAATCCTGATTGTCCTGCATCATCATCTTCACCCAGCTGATTGCTTCGTGTAGATTCTCTATCTCCTGCTGTGTTTGGCACAGGTTCAATTCCACCTGCCTTGCCCAGCATGACGTAACAAGATGACCTTCCGAGACTCTCATCAGGATTGTTTTCACAAACTGTAGAGTAGAATACTCTAGTCGAAATGGAGCCATTGGCCCCTCCATCGGATACTCCATCTCCATCTCCTTCAGCGTATTGAGTAAATCCAACGCTAGAACTTGATGCTGAGCTTTGTTGCTCCTCTCCACTCCGACCAGATCCGGGTTCCTTCTCACTCCTATCTTGACTCTCGGCCTCAACGGTATCTGTGGAGGCTGTGGTTGTAACTCCTGATATGTCGAGTCGCTCTCTGAGCTCCTCTTCCGACTTGGGACTCTGAGTCTCTTTAGCGACTGCCAGAATTTGGAGGGCATTCTTAATATCTTTTTGACAATTCGTTTCCATATGGGGACTGTTGATTGTCTTGGAGAGTGGTCGGGACTTGGGTCCTAAGTTTTTTATAATATAAGATGTATAAGATCTGTGGTAATAATATAATCTAGACTGAAATCATCATATAAGTTAATACTGGTTAGTTAGGTTAAGACACTCTATTCGATTTAATCGTGTAGATAGCCCTGTAAAAAAGTCTGCCATCAATTGTAAACAAAGCTAGTCACCGAGACCAAGTAAATCTGCATCATTAAACTTTGGTTTGGAGTCATTTAGCCCAGGAGAGTAACGATAATTTGCACCGAGTCCACTTGTTGGGGGGTCAATACTGCCGTCTGCACCACTTGTCAGATCATCACCACCATCCCCTGAACTATGAAGAACTGCATGGACAGCTGCGGCATACCCACTCCCACCTTGATCATCACCCTCATCTGAATCATCATCATCTCCCTGATCAGGTTGACCTCTCCTCCTCCTGTTACGGTTGTTGCGTGGGGCTTGTTGAGGGTTGGCTGCAAATGCATCATCATTTTCAAAGTCCTGGATGTTTGCAAGTTGAAAAGCTCCCCCTTGATAAGCAGCTGCTTCACTATCACCTCTGTTTCCAAGATCAGCAACTAACCTCCTCAGCCTTTGCTGCTCTTCATCTGTTATACCTAGCTCGCGGGCCATTCTTGTGTCAACTGATCCCTCAGATTGTCTGACGATCCTATATCCTAGACGAAAATACCCATAATCAAGATATGACCGATTGAAATTTAAGTTGGCCATCGCTCTATCCAACGCTGAACCAACTCCCATAGCATAACTCCACAGTAGAGGGTAATTTCCTGGAGCAAACCTGGTCTGTATTGAATCCTCAAGAAGTACCATAAATGGTGCTGTTGGACCTAACTCGAGATAGAGTTTCATGAGTCTCTCTATTGTTGCAATGTCTCCTTGGAACTCATTTAGAGCAAGAGCAGCATATTTAGTCTCAATCCCAAACCTAATTGTCAGCTGAAACCCAGCCAATCCTGACTCTTCTATGTAATTGCCAATATCAGCAATAACCTCCAGCAACCTTCCTTTTCCCTGCCCCATTCTCTGGATTTCAATCAGTGTCTTAACCATATAGCGACGAATGCTGAGGCTTGCTGCAATGTGCATTCGTGCACGATCCATCCAGACTGTGTGTAGCTTGTAGAAAGACTCTACCCGTCTTTGCTGCACAAATTTCAACCACCTTCTCTGTTCCCCATCACGAGCTGTGTCCGGGGCCGTTACAGCTTTGATAAGTAGGGTCCATAGTTGAACCTGCACAGTCATATTGGCAACTAGGAACTCATCCATTGGCATGTCATCCTGTCTCCAAGCTTCAGATTCTTCAAAAGGGAAGTCATCAGGCGCACTCTGCGGCGGTGTGTCTCGTAGGTGAAGGTAGTGTGCCATCTGTTCTTCATAGCTCATCCCTCTGGATGCAAATTTGTATTCACTATCTGGCCCAATAGTGAATTCAATAATAGTAATTGCAAGATCGGGATCGTTATTCAATCTTCTTACCATGTTCCCCGGAGATTCTGAGATCAGGGAAATTAGGGATAAGAATGCTCCTGTAATTACTCCTGGACTGGCCTCTTGTGACCATATTACCCCCAGTAGTAGTCTTAGTAGTTGCCACCTCACCTTTGAGCCCTCCTGGCCCGGGATGATAACAGCAATCTTCTGTTTAATCCCGGTAATTGCTCCTCGGGTAAGACCCTCTCCTTTTGATGCAAGTCTTGCATCTTTGAACTCACGTAGTGCACTTAGCACCCCAGACATTATTGTAGGTTTGGTGCCGGTACTGGAACCAGGCTTTAGGAGCTTTACTCCTAAATTTTTTACCGATTCCTTTTGTTTATAATTAATCATTACTCCCTTTGTTCGGT